CCCTGTTCTAACTGCTGGAACACTGAGCCTTGTAGATTCTGTAGTTGGTGCTGCCGTGACCAATGCGGTTACATCTGCTGCCTCAAGCATTATTACATTAGCGAACTGTCAATTTTTAACTTCCGCATTGACAGGCGTTGCTCCAGTTGTTTTGAACGGGTTCTACTCAATCCTCAACTGTGTATACGACAAACCAAACTCAACATTAGTTGCTTCATCTGGAACTGGTGGCTCTACCAACTCCGTTGACTACTTCCAGTATGTCAACGCAGATAGACTTCTTATGCAAAATGGCTCTGCCCCTGCCGCTAACTTGACCGGCGGTGGTATCCTTTACGTAGAAGCGGGAGCCCTGAAGTACAGAGGCTCTTCAGGAACAATTACAACGATTGGACCAGCATAATGACACTAATACATAACTCAGTAACTGTGGGAACTTCCGCCACCCTTATTGGAACAGTTCCAATTGGTAACCCGCTTACTGCTGTTCAAATTTCCAACTCAGATACTAATCCTATTTTTCTTGGAGACTCCTCGGTTGGAACATCGGGAGCAACCAAAGGCGTTAGACTTGCCTCAAATGGTAACCTGCAAATTTGGTTAAATTCGGGAGACGCGCTTTATGCGGTATCTTCCGCGGGAACATCTGCAAATGCTGTAGGTGTTGTATTTTCTAAAATTATTAACTAATGCCTTTTAAATCAAAAGCTCAAAAGGGATGGATGTACGCTAACCACCCTAAGATGGCTAAGCAATGGGAAGAACATACCCCAAAAGGTAAGCTTCCTAAAAAAGTTAAAAAGAAAGCAAAGGGAAAATAATGGCGACAAAAAAGAAAGCTTTCTGGGATAAGAAGGATCCATCCCCAGAAACTAGTAGTAAACTAAGCAAGAAGCAGAAGTCCTCTGCTAAAGCAAAGGCTAAGGCAGCTGGCCGCCCTTACCCTAACCTTGTCGACAACGCTGCGGCCGCCAGAAAGAAGAAGTAATATGTGCAAAGGATGCGGATGCGGTTGTTCAAAGCCGGGCTGTAAAGGCGCTTGCAAGAAGACTGCTAAGAAAATGTCACCAAAGCAAAAGAAACTTGATGTAAACAAAAATGGCAAGTTAGAAGGATCAGACTTTGCTGCCCTTCGTGCAAAGAAGAAGAAGTAATGTGCGCGACTTGCGGCTGTGGAGCTCCAAAGAACAAGCACGGAATGAAGACAGTGCAAGCAGCGAACAAGAAGTTTGCTGCCAAGAAGGCTGCGCCTGCAAAAACTAAAAAGGCTTCTATGGTCAGAAAGAAGGGCATGTAATGTGTAAGTCATGTGGATGTGGTTGCTCAAAACCAGGTTGTAATGGCGCCTGCAAGAAAGCAGATAAGAAGCAAGATGCCAAGGTTATGAAGGGCATGAACCCAGCTCAAAAAGCTAAGTTCAAGAAGGAAGATGCCAAGATGGATAAGAAGAAGCCATCAGCTAAGGCAGATGCCAAAATGGACAAGGCTCTTGCAAAGAAGATTAAGAAGAAGTAAATGAAAAAAAATGCCGGACTAAAAGCCTCTCTTGGTAAGGCTGTAAAGATAGCCGCTACCAAGCCTGTTAAGAACATGAGTTCTACTCAAGTTATGGGTGGCCCAAAGGTTAAAAAAATTGTGACTAAGACTGTCCACTTTGACAGCCCAACACAAACTACGGCAAGTAAGCCAAAAAAGAAGTAAGCGATTAGCCCCCGAAAGGGGGCTTCTTGCTTTATCCTTTAAGTGATCCTGTGCGGGATCAAAGCTCTACCCCTGCGTACTACGTTGCCTACTCCGATTGGAGATTGCCATGCCCTACGATAAAAAAGTAGATGGTCCTGACACTGTTGAGTTTGTGAAAGCTGCAACTCAAGGAATGATGTCGGCAAAGGACAGTAAGAAGCTTTGGTATGGCTTAGCGGGTGCGTATACAGCGGGGAGAGTGCTTCGACGTGTTATTAACAAGTAGCGAAGCCGAATCCCTTTCTCAAGAAGCAGTCGACGAGATGCTTCCAATACTTAAAGAAAACCTCCGTGAGTTTGCCCTATCTTCAGGTTGGCCAATAGATCTAGTTGATGCTTTAGACATTAGCTACGACGGCGGCATTCTTTATATTAGCTGCTCAGACGATGAAGCCGCGGCAGCAATTGAAGACCTAGAGTATGGCTTTACTAGCGGTAGCCCAAGCTCGGTACTTCGCGGTTTTGCCGAACGATCAGATAAATATATTTCAGACGTTGTAGCTGAAAAAGCTATTATGTACGTTTTTGAAGAAAAGGTGGGGCTCTAATGGGTAATCCATTTATTGTTGCTGAAGACCTTGCTATTAAAACTTTGTTAGGCGGCATGACCGTCTCTGATGAAAAGAACCCAACCAGGCAAGTAAAAGTTTGGTTTGGCTATCCTGACGTTGAAATCCGCACACAAGACTTTCCATTTGTAACTATTGACCTTATTGATATTGTGCCCGCAAACGATCGCCAAACCTCTGGAAAGTTTTCTGATAACGATAACCGCGGAACTCAAGCTCCGGTAGGTAACTTTGTTTTTACCTACGACGTACCCGTTGCTTATGATTTGATTTACCAAATTACATCTCATGCTCGCCACCCGCGGCATGACCGAGCAATCATGCTCCAGCTAATGAGAAAATTTCCATCAAAGTTCGGGTACCTAGCGGTGCCTAATGAGCTAGGGACTGAAGAGTCTCGACGCCATATGTTCCTTGATGGATTTGTAAAACGGGATACCGCAGATAGCGAAACTGGAAACAGACGCCTTCTACGTAATGTGCTAACTGTCCGTGTAATAAGTGAAATGACTGCTGAGCAGTCCACTTCTATACGTACTGCAAGCACAGTCTCTGTCAACACTACAAACTCGAACATCCCTTCTGGATACAATCCGTTATAAAATATGTTACCTATGTATATAACTAAGGAGATAATTAATGCCATTTAGTCGCCCTGGGGTGTACGTCCAAGAGACGCTTAATCCCGTTCAGACAATTGCCGCTCCAACATCAGCAACAATTGCTGCGTTCTATGGTGCCAACGATAAGGGCCCATTGACACCAGTTCTTGTTAACTCTTGGAGCGAATACACAAAGTACTTCGGTACTTGGAACACCGCAGCTGGAAATGAACTACCTATAGCTGTTTATATGTTTTTCCAAAATGGTGGAAACCGTGCGTACGTTGCTCGTGCTGTAGGTGCTGGTTCAGTATCAGCATTTAGAACACTCAACGATCGTGCTGGTTCACCTGCGCCAACCCTTCGTATTCAGGCTCTTAATGCCGGTACTTGGGGTAATGATCTAAATGTAACAATCACAGATTCATCAACATCTGGTTTATTTAATCTAGTCCTTTATAAGGGCGGAAATACAGACGCTGAGATTGTTGAAACTTTTACTGATCTATCAATGACTACAACAAATGCACGTTATGCGTTGTCTGTAATTAACAGCACATCTAACTACGTATTTGCTTTAGATCAAGGATCAGCAGCTTCTGGTGCTGTTCGTAACCCAGCAACAATCACTAACACATCTCTTGCAACAGGTGCTAATGGTGGAGCTATTACTAACATTACAACATACACACCGTTTGATGTTGTTAATACATCGCTTACACTTAACGTAGCTGGTCGTGTAGACGCAACTACTGTTAACGCGGCAATCTCATATGCAGAAGCTCGTGGAGACATTTTTGTTGTTATTGATGGTTCAGACCTTCCTGTAGGGAACGCAGCTACATCTAGCACACAGCTAAACCTAGCTTCAACCTACACACCAAGCGCAGCAGCAGCTGTTTACTACCCACGTATTACTATTGGTGATCCAACAGTAGGCGTAAATGGTTCTTCAACTGCTACACGTACAATTGGTGCTGGCGGAGCTGTTGCCGGTTTGTTTACATCAACTGATGCTGCTCGTGGAGTGTTTAAGGCTCCAGCGGGACTTCAAGCACGTATTGCTGGAGCGGTTGGTATCACCACTCTAACAAATGCTGAGCTTGATCTAATGAACTCAACAGCTGCTCCTGTGAACGCAATTAAGTTCATTCCAGGAACAGGTATCTGTGTTATGGGAGCTCGTACGCTTAAGGCAGGAAATCTTGACAAGTACGTCCCAACCCGTCGCACACTCATCTACTTGAAAAAGGCTCTTACAGACCTTACTCAATTTGCTGTCTTTGAGCCAAACAACGCAGAAACATGGCGCCGTTTGAACTCAACAATTAGCAGCTTCCTAACAAATTTCTGGTCACAGGGCGGATTAGCTGGGGCAACACCTCAGCAAGCATTCTTCGTCCAAGCTGACTCAGAAAACAATCCGCAGGTATCAATTGATAATGGTGAACTTAACATTTCAATTGGTGTCGCGTTACAACGCCCAGCGGAATTCATTGTCATCAAAATCGGTCAGTTT